ACATAGTGATCGACCAAGTTGGAGCCGTTATAGCACTGGTTAATCGTGATATGTATATGGAATCTACCTGTTTCAACGCGTGGGAAGCAGAAGTGGATGGGTTCCAGAGCATGCACGATCGCTCGCGTTGGCGGAAGGAGGGCATCTCACCGGCAGGTGGGAAAGCCCCCAGAAGCTGAGGAGGCCCGGAGGCAATACCTGCTTCATGTGTCGGTGTGCATGAGTATAAGCCCATGCGCGCAGGATGCAAGGTCGCAATGAAGCAGGATGCCCCTGGGTGCGACCACCACCGTCATTGGGTTAGGGTGATGGGGGTGAACTTGGACCTCATCGGAGCGAAAGGAGAGGAAATTCGTTCTGGTGTTGTTACGTACTACCACAATTGCAAAAACAATCTTTTATCTGCCTTGAGAAATCGTGTTCTCGCTGATGTGCCAAAAGCATCGAAAGGTGGAATCAAGTCTCTTCAAAGACAAGCACGAAAGATGACGAGGAAGTTACATGCCGTTGCCCCTTGGACTCGAGACGATGTACTTGGACACTATAAAGGTGCCAAGCGGAAGCGTTATGCCGACGCTGCTGATCGTTTTGAGGAAGAGGGAGTTACGCATCGTGACTCTGTCGTTGATTTGTTTGTGAAGAGCGAAGCTACTCCAATAGTGAAAACATTCAAGGCTCCGCGTGCAATTCAGCCTAGGTCCTATGTTTACGGCTATTCGATCGCTCGATTCATCAAACCAATTGAGGAGGTTATCTATCTTCTCAGAGGGTTTGGTCAAAAGGGTGTGAATAATAGTCGTGTAATAGCAAAAGGCCTATCGCAGACTCAGCGAGCCAAGTTGTTGCTAAAGAAGAGTGCCAACTTCTCTGATCCAGTGTGGATGACATTGGATGCGTCGAGGTTCGATCTTCATGTTTCTAAGGAACAATTGAAGATTGAGCATTCTGTGTATCTATCAATGTTAAACAATCCTGAGTTCGCCAAATTGCTTAAAATGCAGTTGGTGAATCAAGGGAGAGTACGATCCCTGGGTCTCAAGTATACGTGTGATGGGGGGCGAATGTCTGGTGACATGAACACTGCCGTTGGAAACTGTGTCCTCATGGTTCTGATGGTGGAGGAAATGATGACTAGATTGCGGTGCCCGAAATACGACATACTTGATGATGGTGATGATATTATAGTCATTGTCGAGAAGGGTTGGGAGTTAGTGCTGAAGGAAAAGGCCTTTGAAATCTTTTTGGATTTCGGTCATGAGGTGAAAATTGAAAACATTGCTTATACTTTCGAGGATTTGGAATGGTGTCAATGCCACCCCGTCGAGTTTGAGTATGGT